TGAATAACCGACCACCCGTTCTCGGACTCGCTCCCGAAGAACGGCGTCCATATGAACCCCTCAAGATCGCGCGCCGAGAACCGCTTGTGCCACGCCTTCGAGTCGCCTCGATCGAATAGCTCGTGAGGGAACCCGAACCCGAGAACCTTGTCGAGAGTGTCGAAGCTCCCGTTCTGATCTCCGGTTCCGTACTTACCTGTCGAGGTCAGTATCCGAGTGAAACAATCGAGAAAGCTGTCGGCGATCCCCATGGCGTTCGGCGTGTAGTACACCCGGCCGGTCGCCTTGTAGTCGATGACTGTCGATCCCGGTGGCAAGCTCGCCGAGAGTCCGATGTCCTGATCGAACCAGTCGTTCGGGTAGTACGTTGTCCCGCTCCCGTCCGTCGATGACAGCGGAGCGCGGTCGAGCTTTGACGTCAACGAGCCAGAGACATCGAGCCGGAGGTATACGTTCTTTCCTGTCGGCTCGTCGTTGTCGGGTAGCTCGACGACCATCCGGTCCCTCCCCGATCTCATGTCGCCGGCGAACTTCATTAGACCATCGTCGCCGCTTGTGATGTCGATCTTCGTCTCGTACTGGGAGACGACCTCCGCTGTCTCGAAGGTGTCGCCGGCCCCGTCGAAGGACATCGGAACATGTGGAAAGCTTGCGGAGTCGTACGCCGACGGAGAGGTCATGACGGTGAAGATCTCATCGCACTGAACGACGAAGCGACCCCGCTCTCTTCGGATCTGTCTTACGACTCCGAGGTTGATCCTTTGGTACTCGTCGAAGTGATAGTCGTCGAAGCCGGCGAAGACCTCGACGATCATCCCCTTCGGTATCCTCTTCATGTGCGATGTCGTGTCGATGTCGTCGGCCATCTCGAACGTAAAGCTCGAGAACTTGGGCGACCATGTACGGATCGCGACGGACGATGATGTCTCCTTGTACGAGACGAGAGAGTGAGGATTGACCTCGGACAGAAGCGGGTCGTCGCCGACGAGGCCGGTGATCAGGTGTACCGGGTGGGATGTGATTAACATCGGGTCCATCGCCTCGGACGAGACGAAGTAAGGCATCCACCGCTTTCCGTTGAAGGTCGGCCGTGAGCGTATGACGAAGCGGACGTCGGTCCTCGGTTGACCTTCCGCGCCGACGCCCCTCAGTCTCGACTTGAATGTTCCCCTCCACGCCATGATCGCCCCTTAATACTTGAGGATCGTCTCTCGAATAGACGACCCGATCCCGGTGTACTCGAAGCCATCGGTGAATGTCCCGACGCCATTGACAACGCCACCGATCGACGGGTCGTCGAAGATGTCGGTCGGCTCTCGCTCGAAGGCCTGACCCGATCCCTTCGGCGCGCGCTGTGTGGCCGCCATCCAGACAGGACGGTACTCGAAGACGGCGTCGAAAGTCCACGAGACCCGGTGGTCGTGCGTGATGATCGGCTTACCGACTTGCTTTTCTGGCAGTTGCAAGTAAGGCCAGAAGTCCCGATAGCGGACGATCGACCCTTGCTTGTAGGGGTACCGGACCCCGCCGGCTTGCGTGTCCTCGATGGCGACCGTGCCCGATGCTCTCGCGCCGGAGATGATTGTGTCCGGTGTTCCCTTCGCGACGACCTCTTCATGATTGTACTCGTCGAGGACACCGTCGAGCGCGAGGACATCCCCGCCGGCGATAATCCCGGAGGCCTCATAATGCTTGAAGAGGTTGCAGTTCTTCGCGGCTCCGACCCTCGCGTCTCCGTACACGTTGAAGGCGGTGTCGCCTTCGTCGATGACAGTGTCGCCGGTGGTCATTACTATGTGGCCGATACCACTCGCCCAAGTTTTGTCACGGTCGACGGAGAAGCCGACGAAGCCGCCCTTCTGCAAGTGCGACTCGAGGGCGTAAAGCTCACGAGCGAGAGCGGGATCACTGAACCGCTCGAGTATCACACGGACCTCGAGGAACGGTTGACGGTGTGTCCTCTTCACGCGCGACGAGAGTGTGAGAGCGTCGGAGACATCCCGGCCCATGCGGATCTGGATATCCGAGATCGGCTCGTCGATGTCGATCGTCTTCACGTTCGACGACATGATCCACGGCGAGCCGTTGAACGATGAGTCCCAATAGAAGCGGGGTAGTCCCATATCTAGCCTCCGAAGATCCCGACGGTGTTCCGTCCATACGATCCGTAATGCTCATCCAATAATGCGCCGAGCCGGTCGATCGAGTCGTTGTCGACGACGTTCGTGTTGATCGTAACATTAGCACCGCCACCGCCGAGACCGAAGGCCGCGAGGCCGCTCGACGACTGTGTACCCGCGCCGGAGTTCGGGACTACCCTCTCCCCCTGTTGGAGAAGCATCGGGCCCGTGCGGTCAACCACACCACCGGAATGCATCGATCCGATGAGTCCACCGGCCGCGCCGCCGACACCCGCTCCGATTGCAGCACCCGCCGGGCCTCCGACAAGGAACCCGACACCGGCACCGATCCCGGCACCGATAGCCGCGCCGCCCCCCGTCTCTCCGATAGCGTCGAAGAAGGACTTGATCGCGTCCCACACTTGACCCCACCATGAGAACAGGCCCTTCGCGAAGGCCACCGGAAGACCCAAGAAGATCGCCTTCGCGAGTTCGGGGATCGCTTTGAATACCCCCTCGAGTAAGGCGGGAACACCGTCGGCGATGAAGGCCGGGATCACTGTCCCGATAAGCTCGGGAAGCACCTCGACGAGCCCGACGATAAGTCCATCGAGGAACCCTTCCATTTGCTCGCCGATGGCTTCGGCGGCCGAGACCTCGACCTCTCGAGTCTTCGTCTCTCCGGTGACAGGGTCGACGAACTCTTCGGTCTTCGTGTATCCCATTTGCCCGAGTTGACTGATCCCGGCGGCGGCGGCTCCGTACGGTCCAGCGGCCCCGACGATCGAAGACAGCCCCCCCGTCCCGAGACTCGTCACACCTTGGATCGCCGATCCGATCCCGCTCATGATCGACCCGCCGAGAGACTTCATCCCCGATCCGAGTGAGTCCGAGAACGCGGACGACTGAGTGTCTGCGAACGCGACGACGTCGAACCACATCCTCTCGTGGATGGACATGCTCTCTCGAGCGGCGGCGGCCGCGATGGCGTTCTCTTCCGCGTACGCCTTCGACCGTGCGGTCTTCATGCTTTGGAGGTTCGACTCGAGGGCGGCGAGGCCGGTCGACGTATCGGTCGACGAGAGACCGAGGGCGACGGCTTCACCACGGAACGCGGCGAGGCTTGCGCTCGCGACGGCGATCGATGCGGTCAGCTTGTCCGACTCGAGCCATGTCCCGGAGAGTTCCCTCGCGGACTTGGTCGCGGATCGTCCTGCCTTGTCGAGAGCGACGGCGAACTTCTCGATATCCTTCGCTCTCTCTTCGGCGGCTTCGACTTCGGCGGCTGCGATTAGCGCGGTCTTCGCGGTCTCCGCTTGCTTGATAAGGGAGCCCCAGTCTCTCGACGAGGACTTCCGTGTCGTCGACATAGCCTCCTTCATCATGACGAGAAGGGCGTTCAGCTTCTCGACATCGGTCAGCGTCTCTTTCGGGATCAGCTTCTCGACACTCTTCGCGAGGTCGTCGAAGAGCTTGGTCGCCGCGTTCTTCCCCTTTGGCGACTGCTGTCCGTTACTCGAGGATGTCTTCGTCTTCGTGTCGGGTGCAGCGAGTACGCCGAAGCCCGTGTCTCCGGGACCGATTGTCGACCCCGTCGGCGAGGCGTCCGACCACACGCCGTAGCCGAAGCCGAGGTTCCGGTTCGTGTCGTTCCGGGATACGGATCGAGACGCTGTCTCGACGCCCTTCGGGTCGATCGTGTACTCGACGCCGGCTCGGATATATGTGATCGCGTTCACGCCGTCGGCGGCCGTTGCGATCCCGTTGATCTTGTCGCGGATGCTGTCGAGGTTGTCTCCGACGTTCCCGAGGGCGAAGAAGGAGTCGGACAGGTTCATCATCTCCTTGTCCCACCGGCGAGTTGCGATCTCGTTCTCTTGTATCTTCCGCTGTAGGTCGTCGAACTTCTTCGCCTTCTCGTCGCCTAAAAGTGTGCCCTTGTCGAGCGATCCGAATACGTCGCCCGCCTTCTCAAGTTCCATCATAGCGGACGAAGTCTTGAGAAGGATAAGCTCGACATCCGCAAGCCCTTGCGCCAAGAACTTAACGCCACCGACGGCACCGAGGATCGCTTGAGACAGGAGCGCGGCGACTCGAATCAGACCGTCGAAGCTGTCGATCACCGTAGTCGAGATCGCAGTCGCGATGGACTCGAGGTCATCCTCCGCACCCGACAGGCTTCCGAGGAACTCGTCGAGGCCGACCTTCGCATATTGGAAGAGACCGGCGTCGCCGATCATCTTCTTGAACTTGAACCACTGATCGGCCATGTTGGACATCTGTCCCTTGAAGGTACCGGCGAGGGCCTTCGTCCCTCCGGCGACGACACCGTTCACATCGTTCAGGGCGGCCGTCATAGCGGCTTGCCATATCTTGATGTCTTTCGTGTCTCCCATCTCGTTAGCCCGATTCA